AAAATAAAAAACGCTGTAAGTACAACGTTTTAGAAAGGAATGCAAAAGAATGCAAAAGAATAATGGAGCCGGTGGGAGTTACGGAAATATTGTTAAAACAGCGCATAGCTAAATTTATAACTCCTTTTACAGCTCTTTTTCAGAGCAAACAAAAAAACCGCTAGCAAACGCCAGCGGTCTAGTGTAATTAAATTTTTGAATCTTTCTATTTTATTTAGTAGTGATGAGACCGTCAGGTTCTACTGTGAACTCTAGCTTTTCAGCAAGTGTTCCGTCTGGTTTAAGGTAATACCACCCTTTGCCGTCTGAAGACTTAACAAAAGCATTTGATACCATAGCGCCTTGCTGGTAGTCTAGGAAGTACCATACATCCTTATACTTAACCCAACCTTTAACCATAGCCCCGTCTTTATCGAAGTAATACCATTTCTCAGCAATCTTCTTCCAGCCAGTAGCCATTTCACCTGACTTATCAAAGTAGTACCAAGTGCCGTCAGGTCGTTTCTTCCACTTATCAGCAAGCATATAGCCTGAACCGTCAAAGTAGTACCATGTTCCGTCAATTTGTTCAAATTGCTCTTTAGGGTAAGAACCGTCTGAACGAACATACCAGTAGCCAGTATTATTTTTTTGCCAGCCTTTTTTAATTTCAAGACCGTTTTCAATGTCATGCTTGAATTGTTCACGACTGATACCCCAACTTGCTAAGTAAGGGTACGGGTCAACGTGGTCACTAAAATTGTTAGGTTGATTATTCGTACAGTATTCATGCGATTTAATGCCTTCTAAATCGTCTGAATCCAATGTTTTTGGAAGACCTGCTTCATCCGCTAGATTTCGTAGCAATTCGATATAAAGGCGATAGTCTTCCATGAACTCTTCTTTAGTCGAGTGGCTTTCAATCAATTCAACTGCTGCATAGGTTTCGTAATTCCAGCCTCCGCCTACATCGTAACAACCGTTATTTGTTGGTCCGACTTGCATTACACGGCCATTACCCACAACGTGTGAGAAGAAACCAGACTCAACTGGTCTGCGCATGTGGTAGTCTGCTTCATTTTGTGCGGTTGAGTTTTTGTTGCCCGTTGAGTGAGCATGAATTTGATGATAAGGAGCGTATCCGATTTGTGGAAGTCCTTCTCTATATCTGCTTGTATCAATTTCCATTTATATATTCCTCCTTATTAATTTGTCGGCCAAGGGTCGTCTGTAATATAGCTTATATTAGAGACCCTGATGTCTCCGATATCTCTGTCGGTTGGTACTGGGTCGTTGAATTGGAAACGTAAGTGATTTGCATCACCATAACCGCCTACATACCACGTCCCGTATGGAACGCCGTCATCGTTGAAAATCTGACCAATTAGCGAACCAGACGTTCTATACCCTAAAGGTATACCACCGTTTGCTATAAGGAAGCATTTCTTTTCACGGTTTCCTGGATGTCCGATGAATGCTGGGTTACCCCGTCTAACAATTCCGAACCAACCCCATTGTAGTCCTCCGAATTGATAAGATACGGTATCGTTAACTCTTCGGACTTGCATATAAGAATTACCTAATTTAGACAGTACGTTTAGTTTTTTCCAACCTGTATCACCGTCTAACACAAACCAACCTTGGTTACCTGACGCTGTACGTTTAATCCATTTCAAAGCTCCGTTAGTTTTCTTAGTATCGACATAAGTCTGTCCGATAGTACCATCGACTCTACCGTTTGGCATACCCTCACCGATTAGTTCGCTAGAGGAAGTTGATGAAGTTGGTGCATTTTGACTAGAAGTTGGTAGATTAACACTTCCACCACCCTCAGAAAGAATAAGCGTGTTTCCAGATAAGGTAAGTTTTTGTGGAATACCCACACCATCAGCACCTTTAGGTCCTGTAAGTCCAATAGGACCTTGTGGTCCGACTGGTCCAGGTAAGCCAGCGGGTCCTTGTTCCCCTCGTTCTCCACGAGGTCCAGGTTGTCCGTCTTGCCCACGTTCCCCTTGAATACCTTGCAATCCTTGAGGGCCTTGTAAACCGTCTGCTCCTCTTGGTCCAGTTTCACCTGTTACACCTTGAGGTCCACGTTCACCAGTTTCTCCCTTGTCCCCTTTTGGTCCAGGAGTTAAGGCAATATTTTGTAATTCTTGTTTAGTTGCAAACTGACTTGTATCAGGTTCAGGCTTGCTTTCTAATGCTGTTAAACGTTGTTTTAAGGCGCTATCGTCATAGATGGTGTCTTTATCTGTCTTTGTCTTCAACGCTTCAATATCGGCTGAAATATGGCTGATTTCAGTACGAATATTGCTATCGTCATACGTTGCGCCTTGCTCTTTGATTTTGGCAAAGAGTTCGTCCAATTCTGCCTTAGTAACAACATCCTTAACGTTAACAATTCGCCCTGATTCACGTTCAATGAGAGGTGTTTTAACTGCTTTGTCAATCTCACTTACATGAACATTAAATAAGAAGCTATACACATCTGCTGACTGCTCTACCTTCTCAAAGTAGATATAACCAATAACAGCTTCATCTGCAGTGATCAATGATGTGTCAAATTGAACCGTAAATGAATTACCTTCGATTGCTGCTTCTACTTCCTGGTATCGCTTGGTGCCTTTGAAATAAAACAAGCAGATAACCTTAGTAGCGGTCAATTCATCAACTGTGAATTTAAACTCAGCATTATTCTTATCGTGGCTGTAAAACTCGTTATACATTTTTTCGATACCACGGTTACTAGATAAAACGGTTATTTTTCTTTCGATAACCTTTTTCAAGCGCTACCTCCTTTCTTTAATAAAGAAAGAGAACCCAAAAGGGTTCTCAAATTGTTTAGTCTTCACTTGGTTCGTGATATTCAAGCGCTCTGTCACTATCTGTGATGCCAGCAGTCGTTGGATCAGTAACCACACCGAGCAATACAAGAATGTAAACGAACGTGTTCACACCGTTTTGAATATTTTGTGGAATTTCAAATCCGAATTGTTGAGACATAAGGAATACCGCCCCTAATAAAGCGATAAGTGTTACTTTATTTTGTAAACGTAGTTTCCAGTTAATTTTATTCATCATCATTTTCCTCTTTAATTTCTAGTTTGAGAAATTTTTCAAACAATATTTTGATAGCACCGTTTCCGCCCAATTCAACATAGCTTTCATAAAGTCGTGAAAGTTCTTCGATTTCATGCTGACTTGTCTTCCCACGGCGTATTGCTTTTTTTAGGTTTTCTTGCAATCGAAAACGCTGTAACCGTTGTAAGCCTTTCCCGATAATCGTCAAGTTTCGTTGGTTATCTTTCCCAATCTCTTCCACGCTTGAAACTGACTTCTCGAGGGTATCAATTTTATTAGATAGACCCTCAAGGCGTTTGTCAGCCTCTTTAGAAGTTTTTGTACTCTTAAAGGAAAAATAGCTTGGAATAATCACGACTAGAACGGGCGTAAGCTTATCTATTAAAGTTAGAAAGTCCAATCTAACCACCCTCTTTCTAAAATGGATGACTATTGAACAGGTTGAGTGTCTAACTCGCTAGAAGGTTTTTCTTGTTTTGGTTCTGTCCACTTCCAGATACCAAGTTTTCCGTTTTGTTCAAGGCTTGCGAGTTCTTCAAGTGTTTGTCCTTGATAAGTGAAAGGCTCGTTAACTTGAATCATGACGCGTTTACCTTCTTGGAATTTTTCAACATGGTTCGGATTTTCAAGTGTGAAAATTTCTTGCGGGTTGTAAGTTTTGCCAGTCTGACCTAAATCAACCAATTCAAGACCTTTTTTGTAAACCGTAGGGTCAAGCGGGTTATCCGTATCAGTAACACGAGCCAAAACAGACCAGTTAGCAATAGCTTTAACTTCTGCAATCTGCGCTTCTTTTTCTGCTAGTTTTTGATTGTAGGTCTGTTCTTGTGTGATTAAATCTTCTTGTAATTGTTTCACGCTATCGGCTGGATTGAACTCAATAGTAACTTGAGCCAATACTGCCTTGATTAAGTCGTCATTTGTCTCGTTTGTTCTGTCGCCAATCAAAACACGGTCAAAAGCTGTGTATGGTTCTTCTTGGCGAATTGCTACGAAAGTACGGTTATTGCCTTGTAAAAATTTGTTAACTACTGTGAATGTCATATATTATTGTTCCTCTTTTTCTGTTTCTGTTTGTTCTTCTTTTTGCGCTTGTAATTGTTGAAGTTGTGCTTGTGCTTCTTCGTATAGTGCCTTGTAATTTGCACATTCAATCGTCTTGTTTGCGAGTTGAATTGCTAAGTCGTTGATAACTTTATCTGTTGTGTTCATGTTCTACCTTTCTAAATCTTGATGCCATAACGTCCGGGCGATCCTAGATTGTTGCGTTTAAAATGAGCTTCAATCCCTGCGAAATTTTTATCTATATAATCAAATAATTGAACCAAAGAACGCCCACGAATTATAATATCTCTTGTTTCTGTATTGATCTGTATTCCTCCGCCTTGTGAATTTGGCATAAAGTCCATTGACTTACCATAAAATGTAATAGCCGTTTGGACATTGCTACCTTCTCTACCGTTCCAGATTTGAATACCAGCGGACGTATGCTCGATACCAGTGACACCGTTTCGGTTGCTCATTAATTGAGTATATGCGCCAGGAACTCCGTTTAGTATACCTTTACCGAAAATAAGGAATTGCGTAGGTCTGTCAGGAAATCTATTCCTAATTCCGACTGCTTCCTTGTTCATCTCAATCCAGCCAGTTTGCAAGTCAAAATCTGTCACACCGTTTAGAGATGAAATTTTACCACCTTTAATATTGTTACCAGTAAAATCAATTGACTGAATTCTGGTAATAGTAGCTTGTTTAGCGAACAGCTCATCAACGAATGCTTGTTGTGATACTAACCGCTGGATGAATGCAGTATCAAATTTAACCTTCTCGGCTGTGACTGCTTCAGCTCCTAAGATAGTAGTAGTGACTGAACCAGCTTCAAAGTTGGCTGTTTTTAGTTTGTCAATCATAGCTGACTTGATAACTGCATTGTCAATCAAAGTGTCACCTGTGATGTGAGTTGCTTTACCAATAATACGGTTGTTCCCGTTCGCACCAAGATTGATACCATTAATAATGTCGCCTGCGCTATTCAAATTTTGGATAGCGTATGATCCAGCAAGTTGCGTTACTTGTGTCCGTGTTGCTTCCAAACCTTGAGAAACTTGTATCGCTCTTGTTTGTGCATCCGTAGCAAGTCCTTTAGCTTCGTCTGTAATTTTGTATGCATCATCAAATTGGCTTGGTTTGTACGGTCCAGTCTTTGAACCACGAACCAAGATAGGCTCTTTGAACTCAATCCAGCCATTCTTGGCAAGGAAGATATAAAATGGATAGTTTTTATCTTCACCAAAGGCAAAATCTTCTTGAACTGTGAATGTTTTTTGGAACTCTTGCCACTCGTTCAAAGGTGGTCTGTCTTTGTCGATGTCAGATGATAGAAATGATTTATTCAGACCGTGATTTTTTACGTTAAAAACAAACGTACTATCTGGATATTCTCTAATGCGATACTTAAATCCGAGCGTGTAGGTTTCGCCATGATAGATTTTTTTGACATAAATAGGGAGTGTGAAACCGCTAAAATTATAACTTGTTAACCCTTGGGCTTTGATTGTAAATACTCCATCATTAACGAATACCTCAACACCTTGTCTTGAAGCATTGACAAGTGTGTTTGTTGACATAGTCAATGAATTAACGATTAGATTGTTATCATCTGTTACATACTTCCCGACTTCTGTTTGGAATATCTCGCTACTCATAACAAGCCGTGAAGCATTTTTGGAAATATCACTCTCTGAACTACCTAAAATGCGCTCATAAAGTTGAGCTGTTTCTTTTACACGTTGGAAATCTGTTTGATTGGCTTTTCCAGCCATTTGACTTGCAATACTAGCAAATCTTCCTTCTGTGTCTTGTTTGTAATCGGCAAATTTTAAGTCGTTATTTTTTTGAGCAGTTGATAATTTGTAATCAACTTCACTATTTAACGCGAAGTTCGAAAATGCTTGGGCTTTGAAAGTATCAAAATTTTGTCTTGTTGTATCAGCTAACCCTTTTACTTGTTCAACTAATTCAGCACTCGCATTAGCCTTCTTCAGAGCTTCTTCTGCTTTTGTTTTAGCTGTATCGAATCCTTCTGGGCTGAAATCATGAAACTTTCTGTTGATTTCATCAGATAAAGCACGCTTGTTTTCTTCTGATTTGGCTTTGATAGCGTTCACTTCATCTGTGAATTGATTAGTTAGCTCTTCTTTTTTGCGTTCAAAAGCAAGGTCAGCGTTTTTAAGCTCTCTTGCCAGTTGCCGTTCAAAGTTGCTTTGAAAATGCTGATTTTCGCTTTTAAAAGCATCACTAACCACATTACCGATTGCGCTTGCAAGACCTGATTGAAACTTACCGAAACCAATAGACTTCAATTTTTTAGCCATTGGGGAGTAGGTGTATTTAGTGATTTTCTTTCTTACGTCCAAATCGAATGTTTCGTGGTAGATACCTACTACATCAAACATCTGAACAGGAACATCACTCTGACCGACTACATCAATTTCAATGCTATCTTCAAGCATGTCGCACAAGGTTGTTCTGAAATACTGCTTACCGTATTCTCTAAGGCTTGCTTCATCCTTGACATCTTGGTCATTGACTTCTACAACATCCTCGTAGATTTGACTGTACTTGTTAATGAGTGGACTATCCACAGCCACAGACAACTTGCGGTCAGGCGCCTTTTCTCCCTCACCTTTGACTGTTGCGATGAAAGTAATTCGGGTCTTTAAAGACTTAGTAGATGTCTTGTGCTGATAGCTAGACAGGTTTTTCTTGTACATAAAAAGTGATTCATTTTCTGAACCGCCATTTTTTAATAACCGTACCTGATAACTATGTCTGACTAAATCACCACCCCATTGACCAAGAATAGAGTGTTTATCCTTGGTCAATGCTTCCATGGCGTTCGTTGTATCAGTATTGAAGGTGTGTCTATCCTCTATATCCGAAAAGAATGAGAATGGATTCTCACGAGTGATACTGCCAGCGAATTGACTTAATGCAGTTGAACCAGTCGTTCTATCAAGATTGATTGGATTAACAACATAGTGGTTTAACAAGGTCATGACTTGATTGGCATAAACTTGAATATATCCATGCTTTTTCTCGACTTCAAAAATTACAAAATCTTGCTCACCGTGTAGATCATCAGCAATCAAGAATGCTTCTTCTCTAAGTCTTTGCCATAGGATGTTATTTGTAGGAAATTTAAAGGTTAATTGGTAGGTGCTATTTGCTTCCTGTGTGATGTTATCATCGTATGCTGCATTAAGAGGGATATTCCCTTCTGTTAAATAAATCATACTAGATACCTCCAGTTCGGACGAATAGTCACCTTACGTACATCGCCTGTATAGGTCACACCGTTAAGACCAACAGGGATTTCAAAGAATCCACCTCGTTTTCTGAGAGTGTTCTGAATTGCACCAGTAGCATTGTAGATGTTCTGTTTGCCCTGTCTACAATCGATTGTAACTTTAGTATTTATAGTCAAGTGCATGGTTTTTCTGCCAATAGTCAGCGATGCCTCTCCATTACCCTCAATCTCAATGACAGGCTCTGAATAGATCGTACCGACATTTTCAATCGCTCCAGCGCTTGTCAATATGACTGGTGCGACATTCTTAGGATATCTGAATGGTTGCATGTCTAGTTTGACGGATAGTTCCCAACCGTGATGACCACTTGGTTTATAACTAGCTGATAAGAAGTTAGCATAAAAAATAGAACCTAGTTGATAACTAAATTCCATAACATTATTATCTGGTTGAAATTTCTGCACCACAGTGGCTATATCCACTTGTTTAGAAATATAAAACTTAAATGTACGCTCGTAGCTTTCATATGAACCATCTAATACACGATAGTTACCATTTACCCCATAAAGCTTAGTTACATCTCCTTTTGGTTTTGCAACTTCCACATCACCAAAATCCGTTACAACACATCCAGAGAGGGTGGATGTATTAAAATCATTAATAATCATATAATCCATTAAATTCCCTCCCTTGCAATGAATGCGCCTTGTCTTTGATAGCTATTCCATGAAATTTTCTCACCATCCAGATAAGTATCTGTTGGTTTTTCAAGGATAGCAGTTAGGATATTTTCCATACTTACTCTTAGGTTAGCAATCTCAGAAGCCATTGCACTTTCTTGTGTTTCTAATTGTGCTGATGATACATCTAAAGTTGTTTGTAAGTTTCTTGTAACTGCAGATGATGCACCAAGGTCTAAACTATCCCCTGAAAATACATCAGAAATTTCTCCAGCTACACCATTGACTGTTTTCTTGACATCTTTGAATCGGTCTCTCAATCCACTATCCAAACCTTGCATGATTGCATTACCTGCTGGGATAAGCAACTTACGGTCATACTCAATCGGACCTTTGTGGTTACGAATCCAGCTTGCAATCCCACCTACAAAGTTAGTTACAGAAGACCACATAGACCGCAAACCGTTCAAGAAACCTTGTAAAATCGCTTGCCCAGCTCCGTATAGATCGATATTCCATAATTGGTTGAAGAATCCAGTAACACTTGATACAAGCGCTGAAACTCCACGACTCATTAAATTCCAAGCGTTTTGTGCACCTGATACAAGACTGTTAATGACATTTAGGACAGTAGAAACTAAAGAATTCCAAGCGTTAATAGCTGTTGACTTAATGCTTTCCCACAAATTAGATAGAAAACTCATAAAGCTATTCCATAAATTTTGTGCCCCCTGAATCAAACTTGTAATCAGATTTGATACAGTAGATTTTATCCATTCCCAAGTTGAGGTTGTTGCAGTTTTGATAAATTCCCAAATTGTACTCAAAGCTTTAGAGAAGTTCTCAAAAGCACCAGTAGCGTAACCAACTATGACATTCACAACACCAGAGATGTATGTTTTAATACCTTCCCATATCATAGAAATACCATTTTTAATACCTTCCCAAATTAGAGAAAGGTCAGCTCCAAGCTGACTGAAGTTACCTGTAACAAGGTCAATGATAACCAAAACTGCACCTAAGAAGATTGATTTGATAACTTCCCAAACTCCTTGGAAAACCATTTTAATACCTTCCCAAATTTGAGAAAGGCCGCTTGAAATATTGTTCCAAATATTCATAAATCCATCAATGAACGGTTGAACAACTGTCATGATAGCTGTAGTAATTAATGTCCAAGCAGTAGATGCAGCCTCTTGAATACTTACCCACAAGTCATAAAAGAATGTTCCAACAGCAGTCCACACCGCTTTTACAGTTTCGATGTAAGCAGTCCAAGCTGCAACAACTCCATCCCATAAGACGATAGCACCTTCAGAGATACCAGACCAAAGGCCGACAAAGAAATCAGAAATTCCCTGCCAAGCCTGTTTGATCCAATCTACAAAAGATGACCAAATCTGTCTTCCTGTTTCAGTCTGGGTGAAGAACCATGTTAATGCTGCTACCAACGCTACAATTGCTCCAACTGCCAAAAAGATAGGATTTACAGCTAAAACCGCATTAAAAACGCTAAATGCTCCACTTGCTCCTACTGCGGCAGCATTCTCAGCCGCTAAACTAGCAGTTAAAGTTCCGTTCGCCACAGCCATAGCTTGAGATAAAGCAAATGAGGTTCCAAAGATGGCATTTTTAGCCAATTCGACAGCTTTGACAACTGCACTAATCGTTTTATATGTTTGCCAAGCAGCAGTCAGACCAACTATTGCAGAAGTCACTGAAGCAACTACAGCAGGACTTTCCTTTAGCCAACCAGTGAAGTCTTTTAATACACCTGAAGCTTCTTTCAAAAATCCTGTCACCGCTTCAAATGCTACACCTAAAAGGTTTACACCTTGTTCTCCATCCTTTATACCTAAAAGCTCACTGACAAATTCTCCTGCTATTCCTAAAATATCTCCGATTGCAGAACCAATATTAACAAAAGTCTCACGGATATTTTCTGCAATATTAACTATTTGGGTTGCAGCACCTTCAGAGAATCCAAGGGCTTCTAAAATATCAATATTATCTTGCTTGCTCAATGATCCAAAAATCATATCAAAGAAAGTTTGAAAAATACCACTTACACGAGATAGTTGAGTGAATACTGCATTCCCAAATTCTTCACCAAACAACTGAGTAGCTACATGACTTAGACCTTCACTAATTACAATCCCCAAACCTGACATGATATTGCCAATCATTGGAAAGAAATTATTGAATAAGAATGTTGATGTTGTTTCTGCCAAAGCTTGTAAAGAAGGCAGAATATTTTCCCCCAAAGCTAACTTCCCGAGGACATTCTGTGCAGCTGCTTTCATCGCTTGGAATGAACCAGTGAAAGTAGATGCTGCTTCTTTAGCAGTCGTACCTGTAATGTCTAAATTCTCTTGGATAGCGTGGATTGCTTGATAAACATCTGACAAGTTGTTAATGTCATACTTAACACCAGTCAATTTTTCTGCATCAGCCAACAAGCGTTGCATTTCTTGTTTTGTACCACCATAACCTAGTTTAAGGTTATCTAACATAGTATAATTCTGCTTCGCAAATCCTTGATAAGCCACCTGGATACTATCCATAGATGTACCCATCTTGTTAGCATTGTCTGACATATCAATCATTGCCATATTGGCGATATCTGCCGCTTTATCTGTATCTCCACCTAAAGATTGTAATAGACTTGCTGAGAAGCCTGTCACATTCTCCATATAAGCATTTGCTGAAAGTCCAGTGGTTTTGTATGCTTCATTTGCAAAACCCTTTACTTTTTCTGCTGATGCTTTAAATAAGGTGTCAATCCCTCCAAGCGATTGTTGAAGTGCTGCACCTTCACTTAACGCTGCTCCAATTGCTTTACCAATTCCTGCAGCTGCAATAGCGCCTTTGAGGGCGCCAATTAAATTTGAGCCAAGAGATTTTCCAGAGCTTACTCCAGCCGAGGCTACCTCTCCACCCATTTCTTTCTGAATCATCCCAGTGATGCCTCTAGCTGAAGGGATGATTTGCACGTATGCTTTTCCTAATTCTGTCGCCATTAGTCATCACCTCCTAAACTGGCTAAACGTTCTTTATAACATCTTTCAAATTCCTCGCCAGATTTGAAAACTAGATAGTCTCTATCTTCTTCTTTTTCTTCCTTATGGATAAATTGACTTGCTATTGATTTTGGTTGGTTGATACCTTTCTGACCGTCTTTGGTTTGCAACCATAAAGAAAGTGATAACTTGTCAACCATCAAGGACAATAACAAGGTGTCTAGTGAAACTATTTGATCAGACATTAATTTCTTAATTCTTGAATCATCTCTCAAACCATACGAAAAAACAGCTACCTTTAATAGAGGTAGCTGCTTATAATCGTATATATTATAAGTTTCAGCTAAATCACAGATTAGAGCATCTTCATCTAGCTTTATCATCTGCGCAAGGATTAGGATTTTTTTACTTCTTGAACAGTCTCAAAAACTGCTTTCAATTCGTCTGCAATTTTTTCATTCGGGATGATGCCATCTTCTTCACGCAGATGATCTTTAAATGCCTTGGCTTGTTCTTCACCAAAAAGAAGTTTTAAGACTTTAGGGAACGCTTGTCCATTCCCTTCATCAACCTCGCCAATTAATTCCAAAAGTTCGTAGTTATTCAACCTACGCTCTGAAATTTCAAACTTAAATCCTGATGGGGTTTTCCCTTTAATTGTTTTCGACATATATTATGCTCCTTGCATGTATTCGTAGTGAGTATTCCCTTGGTCGTCTGGCAATGCTGTGATTGTCAATTCATAACCAATTGGGTCACCGTCTTTATATCCGATTTCTCCAATCTCGCTCACTTTACCACGAGGGATAACAATACGTTTAACTGATCCATTCTTCAACATCATGTCAATTACAAGGCTATGCTCTGGCAATTCATTTGCATTAGCTTTAACTGTAATACCTGTTGCGAGTGTTCCTGTTACATTGTCCGCACCATAAACTTCTTTCAAGACTTCGATATTCAAGCTTTCAATCAATTTGAATTTGAATGTATCTTTCTTATCAGTTTGTGATGATAATACTGTTTGACCACCCCATGCTTTGACTTCTTCGCTTTCTGGAGAGTTTTCATTTGTCAATCCATCTTCAGAGATATACCCCAAAGTTTTAAAAGCTTCATTAAGTGCAGTTTTAGCATCTTGTGGTAATGCTGTTTTAAGTGGTGCACTTGATACTGCTCCACTGATATTCGGTTTTGCTGCTGTTACGTTTGCTGATGATGCCGCTGTTGTAACCATTTGATTTTCTCCTTTTTCTTCTGTACCTGAACCCATGAGTTCCTCCTGTTAAAAATAATTAATATCGTACACTGCTTGATAACGATATTTTTTCGTTTCTGTATCCGTAAAGTTGTAATCACTGTTATGATGTACCCCACTCACTTCATTGACCGTTACAAGCTGTTCAACTGTCTTTTTGACAAGCTCATTTAACTCTGCAGATTTTTGAAGTGATGGCGCATAACTTTGAAAAGCAAACGTGGCAGAGTGTGTGTAGTCACTACCACCACTTCCAGTCTTTTCAATGATTACGAAGCTTTCTGGCATATCTTTTTTATGCTCAAAAAAAGACGGGACATTTAAGTTCGCGTCTAAAAATTTCTTTATGACAAGTTCAATCATTTTAGTGCCTTTAGTAAAATATTGTATTTAGCATTTTTTTTCATACTTTTTATGTCGGTTGTACTTATCGTAGCACTAGCACGTTTTTGACCAGGGGATACTTTTAATTCAAAACCATCGCCTGCACGTTCTGCCACCGCTTGACCTTTTTCTGTCAATAGACCCTGCATTTCTCCTGATCTTAAAAGTGATGAAACACCAGATGGATTTAAAGTAAATTTCATCTTACTCATAAGTTTCAACCATCACTTTCTTGTTCCAATCCAGTGGTATCATGGCTTCGATACCCTCTAAAGGAATACCGATTGTGCGCCACTTGCGACCAAAGAATATGACTGTTTTTTCTTTCCAGTCGTGCTGGTCTCCTTTTGGTATACCTAAAGTATATTCAGCTTTCTTTCCAGTTAAGTTCACTTGTGTGGTAACATCATCTGTCGATGATGGTGCTACTAGTACATTTTCCACTTGGATTTCCGCTTCACGATAGATAGGATGACCAAAGTCATCCTTTCCATCTTCAATCGTATCCAATAATGTTATTGTGATTCCTTTAATCCGTCCCATAGATATCAATCACCCCATATCTTTGTTTTTTGAGACCCAGACGTTTCAATTCTGAATCCTTGATAAAGAGACCTCCACCAGGAACAAGATAAGACCCGCTGAAGGAATATCCTAAAGCAGACTCAGCCATTTGAGTCATTGGTTCCTGATCAGTAGAAGTCATTAAAGTACGAGCGACAACATCGACTGTTACGGATTTTACAACACTGGCATAAGATGAATCTTCACTAACTAAAATATCTAAATCTTTGCCAATTTTTCTAGCTTCAACTCTAAGAGAATGAGAAACAACTTCCAACAGTGCTTCAGCTCGTTTTTCCTCATCGAATTTTAACGTTCGCCACAATTTTTTAAGATCGTCTACTGTTGCAAAGTTTTCCATTTCTACCTCCAGCCAAGCGACTACTGAGCTTCAGAGTCAGCTTGTTCAATAAGCGAAATCAATTCAGATTTTGTAGCACGGTTATCATAAGTAATACCTTTTTCATCAAGGATTTCTTTCAACGCTGCGTTAGTCAATGAATCCAATGGCTTGTATTCGTCAATCGAAACCCAATCACCTCCACTAATTGCATTTTCAGTAACAATAGTAGTTCCTGTTTTTACATTAATGTATTCCATATACTACCCCGCTTTCACAACACGAGCAAAGCTGTTTTTGTCCAAAATTCCCCATCCAAGATAGATTTCTGCACGAAGATAGACTTGGTTATAACCTTTCAAGTCTTTTCCAGAATTGTCTGGATCACCATATAGAATGACTTCGAGTGGAATCTGCTTAGCATATCCCCATTTAACCATGTTAGCAAAATCACCAATAATAGCAACATCCTTATTGGTTCCAACATTAAGACCAACTGTAGTATTCACATCTACAGGTAGACCATTAATGGCACCTGGATTTGCTCCCCATGCCAATTCAGGGTATAGGCGTTCATTAGCTGCGTTTTTCATGCTAGCTAGTGCACTTGCAAATGTAGTATCAATAGCCATACCACTAACGATATTGTCAGCTCCTTGAATCATTTTAACTGCATCTTCAACATTAGTATCTGGATCGCTTGTTGTAAAGTTCACTGTCTGAGTGACTGCTTTATCAAAGCAGTTATCCCCAATAACAGTGGATTCTTGTTTAGTACGTGGATTTACGCCATGGAAGGCCATGATATCAATACCACGAGCTACTTTATTAGCAAACCCTTCATTGAATGACTTCAAAATATCGATTTTAGCTTCTTCTGAAGCATAAATAAATTCATCCGATACACGAGCGCCATACTCAATTTTAATAGGCACAATAGTTACAGGTTCTAAACTTGCACCACCATGCGTTTTCTTCCCATTTTCTGCAACAATATCTACATCAGAATCCAATGTAAATGTGAATTCCTTTAATCCATTAAACGGAATCGCTTGTTGATTAGACAATTTAGCCAGTGAGCTGTGACCCTTAACTTTGTTGATAAGGTCTGTTACAAGCATTGGGTCAAATAGTTTTCCTTTTGATAGTTGATCTGTCATATATTATTACTCCTTTATTCTTCAAAAACTAAACCTTGTACTAGGTTTTTATACAGTGTGTTTTCTGTTTTTTCTAAAACAGGCTCCGAATCTCTAATAGGCGCAACTGGTTGAGATGTTTTAACATACCCAACTAAGCGCTCTGCATCAGCTTTGAAGCTTTCTTCATCAGTTCCCTGCAAACGATCTGCAAGATCGTAAGGCAAACCATGTTGCAAAGCCACACGAGTTCTTAGATTAGCCATCTCATAACCAGAGATTTGATTCTGCAAATCTTCAAGTTGCTTGTCAACATCTGCCTTACTTTGATTAGTAGCTTCAATCGTTGACTTCAAGCCAACATTTTCTTCTTCCAATTCTGCAACACGAGATTTGAGTTGGTCATAGTCGCCATACTTCTCTTTCTCTCGAGATAAGCGCCCCTTAATAGCAGCATCAAATTCTTCTTGTGTAGTGATTGGTTTAAATTCTGACATTCTCATGTCTCCTTTCTCCTGCTTCCCCGGCAGTTCGGTAATTTTTTTGGCATCAAAAAAAGCAGTCACCTGACCGCTTATTTTAATAACTAATTTTTTGCTTTTTCTTAGGCTTAGTAGTAGCACAAGCCCAGTGCGCAAGCAAAGCACTATCCATCAAAGAAATATCCATGTCGTCAAAGTGCGATCGATAACCAAAGCCACCATTTGAGCCAATATTCCGCTTATCACAGTTAGTAGCTACCTTTGATAGAGATGGTTGACCAGCGTGACAGATGGTCTTCTGGTAAATTCCCTGTTCCCAAAGAGCGTTTGCTACGATGATTTCTTTAACCGTTGGCAGAATCACATTCTTGATTCTATAGTCCTTCAACTCTTCGTCCAGGATTTTTTGACCACTTGCGCCATCGATAACAATCTGAGCTACATCAGCTTGTCTCAAAAAAGCGACCATCCACTCATTACCATTACGAACTGATTGACAATCAACTGTCTCGATAAAGTACCGGCCATCCTTTGTTCGTGCAGCAATGCTTAATGCCACGTTCGTTCCGTCTTGACCATACTTAATACCTACAGATAGCTTGCCAGATAATTCTGGAACATCATCCACCTTGAGCTCATTCCACTCAGTTTCAGAGATAGCAGATTTCTGATTGTATGTTGGCCAGAATCCCAAACGCTGGATATTATGGTCCAACTTATCCTCACCAAGCTCTGCTTCAATCTTACGCTCATTTAAATGATAACCCATAGATGGATTTGAATTGTACCAGGCTTCCACATCGTCAATTTCCTTTTCATCAGAAACCGACCACTCAGCCCAGCCAGAATACTTCCCTTTTCCGAAAAGGCAAGCCTCACGGTACTTAGTAAAGACCGTACCACTTGAAACTGGTGTCGGAGGTGTTCCACACATGATTGTGATAGGATTCTCACTATCCGTTACCGTGTATTTCAAGGCAGATTCTTGCTCAGTCGTGTACTCCTGGGCCTCGTCAATGATCATCATATCAAAACCTTCACCAAGACCACCATTTGATGTTCTGGTACGGAATTGGACAACACCACCTGTTGAATATAGCTCAATTCTTTCTTGACCCTTAGCTCGAATGGAATTGAAATCCTCACCATCCACATACCCCATTTTCTCAAGGTATCGTTTAACTTTTTCAAAAGAGGCATGAGATGTAGAAATTCTATGCGCTGTATGCAGAATGTTCAATCCTTTATGAAGCGCCCAAATTTCAGCTATATAGAGGATTTCTGATTTACCATTACGACGAGGTATAGAGTAGCCAAATTTTTGGTGTACCCATAGTCCGTTTTTATCTACTGCCATTAAAGGCAATAGCAGATTTTTCTGCCAAGCATAGCAAGAAAGCCCTGTCCGCTCGTAAAGTTCAATCGCTTCTTTAGCTTTTGAATTTTTCTTGACGTATTTTAAAATTACCGATTGAGTAGGATTCTGATTGCCAAGTTTCTTCCTTGCCATTCTAATTTCCTTTCAATCGTCATCGCATGATAACCCTGTCGCTGGGAGATAATTTACTCCTTTCTAAGCATTTTCTTGAGGTCTAGCATTCTTTTCCACCCATTTTTTGAAATCATCAAACGTATCCATCTTTTTCAATAATAGATACTTCTCGACTTCTTCAATAGCTTTTTCGACAGAATCGTCATGAAAGCAGCAACCGTTAACCGATAAATCAAAAATTTTATTTTTGTTTTTCTTATCAACAATCCATAACTCCTCACCATGCCAAGCGCTCTGTGGGTCGTAACATTTCAAGGACTGTATCTCCAGATTGTTATCTTCAATCAATCCTATCAATTTTTTGTATTTGTTCATCAAAATTTCCTTTCTGAGCATAAGAAAAGCACCCTTTCGAGTGCAACTTTAATAAAAACGGTCTTCGTATCCATCTGGTTTAACATAAGGTTTATTTTGAGATATACATTTTTCAACCGCCTTTTCAATTTTTTCAGCGATTACAGAATCTATCTCGTCCTCAAAAAAAATATCTGACGGAAATCGTTCTCTAAAGTGAATTAAATATTTCGCTTCCGCAATTTCTACTCTCAGACTTACTTCCTCATCGATCACATGAAACATTTTAGACTCCTTTCAAAATATCATTAACAATTTTATGATAAACGTTTACTGCATTTGGTAATATTTCTTTTACTACCTGATACGCCTCAGGATCAACTGCTATCAATTCCGAAATCTCAGCGAAAAATTCAGCTTCTGCTGAACCTGGCTTCTTCCAGTAGTTCTTGCCATGGCCATATCCAAACGGTTGTGGCTCTTTATACCACCCTGTAGCTTCTACCATATCTGAAAGATTTGCAACTGCAGACGGATTCTCTTTAGATAACTCCTTCATTTCTTCCTGGAATTTTTTTTGATTCTCTTTTGCAAGTTTTATGATTTTATTCTTTTCAGATTGTTTTGGATTCTCACCTAATTCTTTAATCATAGGCAAGTCTCCGTTAATACGTCTCCACAAATCTTCTCTAATTGTTTCTCTCAGATTGTACTGAGGTAAATGAGAACTGTGAGTTGCATACACTGAAACATTTGTGGTTTCTCCAAATAGTCGTACCTTCTTTTCTCCGATAACAACTTTTTCCCCTTTGGTTATAGCTTGTAAGCCCAAATAATCCAAAGCGTGGCCGTTTTCGTGAAATGTAGTTGACATTGGTTTAGCCCAGTATTTGTTTAAAGTTTTTACTACCTTCCCATCAAAAGCGCTTTGGTTAAGTTGTACACGATTTTTCTCAGCAAAATTTCCTGTTTTACCAAGTTTCTCGTACTCTATTTTTGATCCTAATTTTTGGTACAACTTTAACGTATTTTCATCTTTAATTGTATCAAAAATATCTATAAATTTCTTATAATTGTCCGACCCAACTTTTTTGGACATATCTGTTTTCTTAATAGCATCAATAGCCTCGTTTTTATAATGGAGCAATTGTCTGTTTTTGAACTCAGATTCCTTTTTTTCAATATTTTTTTCAGTGTACTGTTTTTGTTGTTTAATTCGCTCCTCTTTGCGAGAGTTACTATCTTCCTTACTCCATTTCTTCGTCCAAACATTTTGAGTTTTTCCGTTTTTAGGATCATAGTCTAAAATACAACGACAATGCTGATGTCTTCTATAAACGTCCTTCGGAACTCTTGGATATTTATAATTCCCTTGAACTTCTTGACACCACTCACAGCAATGAAAAAAAGATTTTCTAATAATCTCAGGTTGCAATCCTGCCTTGTAATGAAACTCCGCATTCTTACGAATGCTATCATCAATGATTGATTGAGTGAATTTCACAATAGGTTCACCGAGCAACCAACTGACATCCTCAAAATTCTCCTCAGATGAAAAACGATTGACAATACCAGCTACTCGATCCAGATTTAATTCAGGATCTTGAACTTTCAAACCGATTTTTGCTTTATCATTTAAATTCTTCTGAACATCGCTAGCATAACCACTTACAAGCTCGTGATTTCGTCCTAGCACGTCCGTCAGCAAGCGATGGGCGATATTGTAATACATTTTACCGTTTGGTAGTTTATCAGCGCTTATAGAAGCTCCTAGAGCCTTAGAAAGAATTTCACCAATTTCAATCGCAAACTCATTTGCTGTTTTGTAAGTTGCTTGTTTGGCTTCCAACGTGGCAAAAGCATTTCGGATAATCTCACTTTCTCCATAAGCAAGCTCAAATTCATTTTTTACTTCTTGCAGAAGCTTAGGTAGTACATCGATCTCATCATTCATCTACTTGCTCCAAAACTTTTGTTCTGTTCAACATTTCTTCTGCTTCAGTAGGGTTAATTCCGGTTGACACTAATAAAGAAATACCATTTTCTTTCGATAAAACACCTTTTTGGTAATTACTTAAAAGAGAAGTAATTTCATAGGTTGAAATAATTCTATTTTTCTGTTTATCTTCTCCGGTTTCTACATCAGATGATGTTTGTGGAATTTCTACAACAGGTTTAGCAGACATATCTCCTGCAATACCAGTAAGGTCTCGAATAGTTTCTGCGTTGATGTAACCAGGTAATGCCTGATTTAGCTTCACAACACCATCACCAATCATGGTCATCGTATTCGCATCCGCTTCAAACAATGGTTCCCATTTGACAGTTGTACTAACAAATTGACTTCTCGCATAATGGAAATCATCACGTAAACACGCTGCAACATAAGCGACATTTAGCAATCCAGCACCTAGTGAACGCTGAGCCTTTCGACCAGCTAGACGAAGATTTTCATGACTAGCCTTGATAGCTTCAACAGATGACGGGTTATCAGACACAAACCCCATGTCATCCAAGGTCAAGCCCATTTCCCCAGCAAATCCTGCAGCTGCTGTTCTTAGCTGTTCAGTGAATGGTGACATGCTTGCTGTAGTAAATTGACCAATACTTGGTTTTTCCCCACTTTCGCTGGCAGAAATTGTCAATAAACTTGATACAGTAGCTTTATAAGTTTCCAACTTCTCTGCATCAGGATCTAATCCAATAATATATTTTTGTGGCCATGAATAAAATTCTGCAGTGATATTGGCACGTTCAATTGTTTGTTCTGCTTCCTTTTGATATGACATACCAGATCTGGTAATTCTTGATCTACCAAATGGACGAACAGCATCAGGCCGATGAATTACTGGGACAAGTAATGGAATGCCTGCTTCATTCGCAACCGAGTACGGTTTCCCGTTTTTCGGAATAAAGTGAGTAGAATTAGGTTCAAAGTAGGCTTCAAATGTTGGTTGATTGTAATCATCACGAGCCAGAACTGCATAACCTTCTACAAGCAATCCAGTGATAGGATCAATGACACCAGTCGCATTGCTAGCCTCAATAACTTGTAACCTCACCTCATCATCTTCACCCTTTGAAATATAGATAAAGCAACACGAACCAATCAGTGCAGCTAGAATAGCACTATCAAAGAAAATATCAGGATTGTTGCGATTAAAGATTTCCATAACTTCAAAATCATCATTTGTAAATTCGCGAAACACTAAACGATCTGCAAGACAATCTACCCCTTTGGCAGTCCATCCAAGAGTAGCTCTATATTGAGCTCTTACATGAGCAGGAATTGTAATTCCGACAGGTGCTCTGTAATGCTGCATTGCATAGTATTTATACCTCAGATTAACCCTACTCTGATAGAGATTCAACTTTCTTCTAAGATAGTCAACTCCTCTTAATTCCAAACCGTTCTCCTTTCATTGTGATGATTTGGCGCGAAAAAAAATGTACAGTGACGGTGTGAAGCCCTCGAGCGCCTAGTGGGAGGGGGATACCCCCCTATCCATAGCTAGGACTTTCCTCATACATTCCATTTTTTCTAAAAATCTAGTATTCTGTTAATTTATATCTTTCTTAAAAAAATAATTTTATATTTTATTTTGTATTTTATTTTATATTTTATTTTATTAAGATTTATATTTTGTCCAATCTCTTGATTGTGGCAAGTTCCTGTTGCCAACAACAGTTGTACTTGTTGTTTTATCATCAGCATAAAGCTTGTCAGACTTCTGTCTATTGCACTGCCAGTGCGCAAGCTGTAGGTTATTGATGTCTGATGGATGACCGTTCCGATTAATTGGAATGATGTGGTCAATGACTGGTGACAAAGGATGTGGATACTTCAATGACTTGTCTACTGGTAGTCCACAAATCCCACAAGTATTTCTCGTCTTAAGAATAATCTTCTTATTCTTTTCAAAGGCGACTCGGTGAGGACCACTCCGGTCTGGTCTTTCTTGGGGGGTATTCATTTAGGGGAGGGGCCTTTCTTTTTAGTGGGTATGGGGTGGAATTCTATGATGTAGGAGGGGGTGTTTTTTAATCTAGGAGGGGGGTGTTTTTTTAATCTCTGGCACCCTTGTATATTTAACATATCTTATATTCTGTTAAATAAAATCAACATCCTTAAACATCACTTGTAGCAAGTGCTTACATCTATTTTATTAAATACTAATTTACATTTTCTCAATGTGTTAAATAAATAGGTATTTAATAGCTAAAATTCATCATCGAATCATCTAATTCATCTTGCTTAATGCCAATGTAGTCAAGTGTGATATCTGGTGATGAATGATTAAACAACTCCATCAAAATCGCTACATTTTGATTTCGTCTGTAATGATGATAGCCAAATGATTTTCTCATCGAGTGTGTTCCAATATTCTTCAGACCAACATGTTCAGCAGCTTGTTTTAAAATTTGATAAGCTGCAACTCTTCCGATATGAGCAATTCTAACTCCATCAGTTCTAACTTTCTTTTTGCTAGGAAAAAGATAATCATACCCTTGAAGGTTATTTTCTCTGATGTAGTGATTTAAAGTCTTTCTTAACTCTGGATTGATGGCAAATCTCTTGACCTTCCCTGTCTTCTTCTCGACGACTTCTATTCTATCACCTGTAACTTGTTTGACCTGAAGAGGTATGATATCGCTGATGCGCATTCCAGAGTACAGACCACACATAATCAGAACGTAGTTTCGCTCATTCTTTGACTTCAAATAATCTTTCATTCGCTCAATATCATCAAGTTCACGAATAGGTTCTACTTTTCTCACAATATCACCTCCAAACTACAAGAAAAGGCAGGTTGTGCCTGCCTTTATAATTATTTCATAATATAATTTTAGCACATTAAATCATATATTTACTCCGAACTTACTCCAAATTTACTCCAAGAAAACTCCAAATTTACTCCAAGAAAACTCCATTTTTTTATTCTAAAATTTCAACCTGTTCACCATTTCGATACAATTCAGCAAATGCCATTAAGGCCCTGTCTAAAATATCGTAATAAGAACTTTCTGAAAGTGATAAATCCATTAAGATTGCTTCATCTTTTTTACAATCCCACTGAAGGTATTTTTCAAAAAGGATTCTACGATAGAGGGGATCATGTAGACCACTTACTGCTTGTTCAATCGCATCAAGTTCAAGTTCAGCATCAACTTTTCGAATGGCTAATTTCTCAACCTGGCTAATCCTGACTGAAGATTGAGACCGTGGCATAAATGAGTAGGTTGTTGTTACCTTCTGTCCATCTATGTCATTGGCCACTCTTCTCCATCTAAGGTATCCTTTCAGAATTCTCTTGGCATTTTCTTTTGTTTTTGATTCATTAATATCAGGAAAGAAAGGCATCGTTCACCTCTTTTCTATGCCATGTAATATTTCTAAGACTATTGAATTTTTAAATAACTTTTCCATCAAAGACTAATGTAATAGTCCCTGTACCATCTCTATGTTTAGAGACCAAAGTACGACAATCTGATCCGAACTCAATTCCTTCAATCGTGATACTACGCTTTGTTTTATTAACATTGACGATAGAGCCATTTGCTGTCTTAATTCTCATGCTTCTGTTCCTCAATCAACCAATCAAGGTTCTTTCTAGCTTTCTTCAAATCTTCAATACCGTTCTTCTTTTGGAAACGTAGTAGATACTTGATTGCATTTCCCCAACACCATGCAGCCTTACCAATTAAGTTACCAATAAAATTATCAATCACTTCAATACTTTCAAGACCTTTTGAGCCTTGGTAATGGCTTGGTTTATTTACATTATCACTAATGAAATAATCCTCATCTTTTACAAATGAACCATCAATCCAGCGACCTTTACGGTCTTTAATTTCTTGATAAGCAAGTTCAAAACATTCATCAAAATCATAACCAAGATTTTTTAGATAACCAATGCATCGCACCAGATTGTGTCTGCACATTTCCTTACTTGCAAGATTCTGAGACAACTGAAATTCACTGATATTAGCATTCATTAATTTGAAACAATCAAGTACGTCTTTTTTACTGATACTATCAGATTCTTTAAAAATCTGATTCACATCTTCCTTAATGAGTAAGGCTAGTCCAACAATCACGACTGCACAATCTCCGATGCTATCCTTGGTTAACTGCTCATTCTTCTTGAGATACCCAGCACATAACTCACCAAATTCCTCACTGAGTTTAAGTGACTGCTTGTCTAATCGTCCACCGTTTTCTAAATCACGATCAATAAACCATTGCTTTACATTTTCTAATGTGTTCATAATTCAATATCATCTCCTATCTGTGTATTATTATATTTCTGCTCACTAACTACAAATACATTCCCATTTACCGTGATAGTGAATAGACTTCCGATTTTTCGTTTTTCTGTAACCTTGCCAGTAATCTGATATTTACTATCAGCATGATAAACTAGCAAGGGTTTTTGTGCTTCACGTTGCATGAATAACAAGCAAGTAGTAAGCAAGGCATAGCCGATTAAGAAGCGTTTCAATATTTTCTCTCCTCTGCTTCGTAATGTAACCATACAAGACTTTCATATAAAGTCCTTGCTTTTATTTTAATGTTATTCAATTCATAGGCACTTAAGGATTCAGATTGAGTTAATACCTTTACTTGTATTTCTGTGATTGCTAAACCAATTTCTTTCGATTTTTCCATCACTCCACCTCCTCAATCTCAATACCCTCACAAGAGAATACCCAGCCAAAGCCAGCTTCTTCTAGTTGTTTGCGGGTAAATTTAGTTCTAAACCGATACCACTCACCACACCAAAAAATGCTACCATCCTTTTCACACAATATTTGAGCATGGTTTTTGTGATTTCTCGCTTTTGGCATGGAAATCCGATACCGCTTCTCTTTCTCGATCTCGTAGCCGTCAAGCCAAGCACGAGCGAAAGTGTTTTGTCGGTTTATTTCATTTTCACAAAGCCACAAATTCACTTTTTCTGGTGAGTTTTCTAACGCATAATGTAGAGTACGTACATAAAATTTTGAGATATCAATATAATTCGCCACAAACTGCGGAACTTTGACTTTCTGTGATTCGTCTAGTTGTTCGATTTTTTTGATAATTCTGTTTACATCAATACAATTTATAATTTGACTTTTATTTTCTTTTATGGCATTACAATAATCTATCAATTCCTGTTTATTCATTCTTCCACCTCCTCAACTTCAATTCCCTCGCAATCAAACACCCAGCCAAAGCCAGCTTCTTCTAATTGTTTTCGGGTGTGGTGTGTTCCTACGACAGGTCCATTTTCAGCATTAGTGAAATACCATTCATCATCAATTGAATCATAATTGAGATAGCTATGATATTCATTTAAACCTTTCATCTTCACGATATACCGCTTCTCTTTCCCGACCTCTTCATCTAACTGACTAATTAACCCCAAAACAATTTTCTTGTCAACATACGGTCTAATGCTAGTAATACTAGTGAGACTTGGTAAACTTTCAATTTTATCAATCAATTCTTTCTTATTCATTCTTTAACTCCTTGATTTTACTTTCGTATTCCTTCACTCGTTTTTTCCAGTATCCACGTTCTTCTGCCCGTGAATGTGCAAGTGATTTAACACATGGTTCAGTTAATTCTGATATGTGTGCTTCTGCTTTCTCAATCTCTCGCTCATAGCCTTCAATTAGCTGCTTCTTTAAGTCATCATTCATATAAATCACCTAAAATGGAAAATCATCATTTGAGATATCCAAAGGATTTGTAGCTCCGAAACTTGGTGGCATCTGATTTTCCATGCTTGAGTGGTTCGCAATATTATCCTTCTTTTCAAGCGTTTGAAAACTTTCAGCTACCACTTCCGTCACATAGACACGTTGACCTTGTTGATTATCGTAACTACGAGTCTGGATGCGGCCAGTGATTCCCACAAGAGCACCCTTTTTAACCCAATTTGCAAAATTTTCAGCTTGCTTACGCCACATAATACAATTAATGAAGTCCGCCTCTCGTTCTCCATTTGTGCCTTTAAAATTCCGATTTACTGCAAGGTTGAAAGTCGCAACAGCAACATTTGACGGTGTGTATCGTAATTCTGGATCACAAGTTAAGCGCCCAATTAACACTACATTATTGATCATCTTTCTTTTCCTTTCTTGCTGCACGTTCCCCGACTAAGTAGCCGAGAAATAGCCACAGAATAGCCATTCCAAATTCTTTAATAAGTTCAATCATTTTCTTCTCCTTCTGAAAAAGTTGCTAAATAATAACAGTCCTTAGCACCGTAGTCGAATCGTGTTGTCCGCTTTCCGATGTGCTTCTGAAATCTTGGGTGAGTAATAGCCGAGAATGCCCATTGATGGTCTTCCATCCGTTCAATGAGATCATCAACGTTATTAAAGGTCCCAAGGAAGAATTGACAGTGCCCGTTATAGACAAAGTAAAGATTTAACATTAGTATCTCCTATCCTTCATACTGGATGGATATACAAAACATTTTCCTGTTGCTCCTTCAAAAATTCGACTAGAGAGAGCACCATTCCCAAAATCATCCGAATAAAGCTCTTTAATCTCTTCACTGCTCAAATTCGTATTGATAATGGTATTTGTTCGATTATCCAAAATCTTGAATAAAATTTGATGTGCCCATTCGTTTCGCTTTGTATCAGCTTTACGACTTTCTTTCCCAAGATCATCTAAAAATAGGAAGTCTACTTCTGATAGTAACTTAACCATCTTAGCTTCTGAATAACCATTATCAAACTCAAAGCTTTCTCGAATCTTGTCGAATAAAGCCACAACTGAAACAAAGAGTACGCTTTTAGGTTCATCATAGGACTTGAATTGCTCATTGATAAAACGAGCAAATCCATAGGTTAGATGGCTCTTACCAACTCCTGAAGGACCAGTAATAATTGCGTTTCCTGTTCTTCCTTTGGCATATTCACGTTCCAACCGCTTCACAAAATTCATAGCCTTTTCATCAATATCAACCTGAATCTCATAGTCATGAAGTGACTTGCTAGCAAGCTTACTTGAAACGATACTATCACGAGCAAAGACCTCGTAAGTATCCGATAGCTTACTCTTTACCTCGGATTCTATATTCAACTGCTTTTCAAAGAGACGAATGTTCTCTTTCTCGCATTCAGGACATTGACTGATTTCCTCAACATTGCCCTTGATAGGAATCTTAACAGACCAAAGATGGCATCCATGGATTTCACATACATCATCAAGAACTGTTCTAGTTCTAAATTGTTTAAACTGTTTCATTTAAAATCCTAGCCTTTCATCAACTGCTGATTGAAAAGAGTGAACTTTTCGTGGCATAGGTTGATTCAGATAATTATCCATCTTATTGCCGAAGAGCGTTTGTGGTTGAAGATACTGTTCATACTCTGTACCTTGCCACTTAGCGACCATAATGTCCACAACCTTTTTAAAATCTTCAAGGACATAACCCTCTTTTAGCCTTGCCTTGATAAATTTTTGATGACTAGCAGTGTCAACCTTAAAATTCTTCTTAGTTTTCAAATTTAGATAAGAAATAACTTCTTTACAAATCAACAATTTATTATTGTTATTCTCAGTCTTAGTATTCTCAGTCTTGATTGTGTGTACTTTTTGCACTTCCGAAAGTGTATTTTCTACACTTCCAAGGTGTACTTTTTGCACTTCCTGAAATGTACTTTCTACACTTCCGTTAAGAACATCAAGATAAATGCGGTTTGGTAAGTTCATCCCTTGTCTGACTTCCTTCATTAGACCAGCATCTTTCAATTCCTTTTTGATTTTGATAATCGTCTTGTTGCTATTGCAATTTAAGTCAATCATTAACTGTTCATTTGTGTAATACTGGAAGACGTTCCCTTCTTTATCATGCCAGCCATTTTTTAAAGATAGTTCTAACCTATCAAACAGAAGCATATAGAGCATTTTAGCGTTATTGCTCAATGTCTTATATTTCTCATCATAGATAAATGGCTTTGGAAATTTGAAAAACGATAAGAAGCCAGTGACTTCGCTTTTCTTAATCATTGTTATATATCCTCCACACTTGAAAATTTTGTGTACTCTTTGTGAAAATACAACTTCACTGTGCCTAAACTGCCATGCCGATTCTTTTCCAGGATCAGCTCGGTTACGTTATTCGCTTCTTGACTGTCTGCCTGTTCCTTCTGATAGTAGGCCTCACGATACAAGAATGCTACGATATCAGCATCTTGCTCAATCGAGCCAGACTCTCGCAAATCTGCCAGCATCGGCCGTTTGTCTTGTCTCTGTTCAACTGCACGACTTAATTGAGATAAAGCTATGACTGGTACTTTTAAATCTTTTGCAAGTATCTTCAATTCCCTCGATATTTCAGAAACTATCTGCTGACGATTTTCTCCTTTTGATCCAGTAATTAACTGCAAGTAGTCAATGATAATAACACCAATCCCACCCATTTCTTGGGCAAGTTTTCGAGCTTTTGAACGAATTTCTGAAATACGAATACCTGCTGTATCATCTACGAAGATAGGAGCATCATAGAGATTGCTTTGAGCATGAACAAGCCTTCTCCATTCGTCTGTACTTAAATTCCCTGTTTTTAAATGATAAGTTGGAACCATCCCCTCTGATGCCACCATCCGTTCAATTAAGTCTTCTGCTCCCATTTCGAGTGAAAAAATAACAGTTGGTTTATTTTCTTTCACAGCTACATGCTTTGCTATATTCAACGCTAATGCAGTCTTACCCATAGCAGGACGTGCAGCAAGAATAATAAGGTTATCCTCATGAAGACCTGTTGTAATCTTATCTAATCCTATGAAACCTGTAGAAATACCTGTCACAAATCCATCTGTCTGCGATCGAGTCTCAACTATTTGCATATGTGTGTCTATGATAGCGGCCACATTACGAAATCCAGTACCTGCATTTTGATTACTGATATTGAGTAAGGATTTTTCAGTTTTAGCAATGATGTCACCAATCGATACATCACCTTGGTAGGCACTAGATAATGAATCAGACAAGTCAGCGATGACTTTCCGAAGAGTTGCCTTCTCTTTTACTAATTTTGCGTAATGCTCCACATTTTTTGAAGTTGGTGTTGAATTTACTAACTCGACAACGTAGTTTATACCACCGATATTTGAGATGTCACCTTGATTGGTAAGAGCAGACACCATAGTCGTAGCATCGATTGGCTCACCTTTTTCAAGCAATGACAACATAGTTTTAAATACAATCTTGTTGGCAGGCTTGTAAAAATCGTCAGGAGTTAATTCGTCAGCTAGATAGATAATAGATTCAGGTGAGATAAATACAGCACCCAGAACCGACTGCTCTGCAACTAGATCATGAGGTAATATTCTAAAATCTTCACTCATACACTCTTCCTCCAGTAGCTTTCTAAGTCAATATTCATGACAGCAGCAAGATTCTTCTGCTCGGTTAAGATTTGTCTACGGTAAGGAGCTAGACCAGCTTGTCGCTCCTCCTCGCTTTGTGGTAAGTAATACCCATTCGGTTTCGTCTTCTTAGCTACAATAGGGTGTCTAAAATTAACTCGAAGACTTTCAATGACTTCTTCTAACTTACGTTTTGAGAGTCCAGTTTCTAAACGTATTTCACTTGCTTGAATTGGAAGGTCGAACGTAGCGCAATTAAGAATCATATTTAACACACGAATTTCCATTTCGTTCATATTGCGACTTACACTCATATTTTTCTCCTTACTTCAATCCTATTGGTGGATCTACGTCATATGTGAATTGTTTATCTGAATTTCTCAAATTCATGCGAGCAATATTATTAGCGATTAATTGTTTATTTTCCTTTTGAGACTTAGCATTACTATCCAGTTCATTTACTAGAGCCCAAAGGCATACAAGTGCGATAGTTATTAAATATAGGTATTCTAGCATTTTGTTTTCTCCTTTTCTTCATAGATTGCTAATCGTTTTTCAAGATCTGCAATACGTTGAATTGCATCCTGGTATTTCATTTGCAGTTCAATCAATTGTTGATTGATTTCCAGAGCGACTTTCTTCCAATCGAGATTTACTTCCTCGATAATTCCTGAAAAATATAATTTTATTTTGTTTAATAGGCTCATGTTAAAACTCCTATTTCATAAGTTGACGTTGAAATCTTAATACATCATCCAAGTCATACAAGTATTTGCCACCTTTTGTGTTTTGTTGATAACTGAATTTTCCTTGATCTCGAAAAGTCTCAATTCTTTTTCTTCCCCATCCAGTGGCATCCATAACAACATTAATAGATACCATGTTGATTTTTTTAGAAAGTCTTCTATCAGCTTCTTTCGTTGCTTCGATGGCTAACTGAACGAGTTCTTCAAATAAATCACTTTTCCATTTTTCTCCTAATTCTTCTATCGCCACTAGCTATTCCTCCTTTTCTGTGATATAATTCTCTTGAATAATTTTCTAAGTGCCTGATTGCAGTCAGGTGCTTTTATATTATCTAAATTCATCCAAGCTGACTTCCAGTGCATCAGCTATTTTGCACATATTCTGCCAAGAAAGATATTTTACCTTCCCTGTCTTTAGGTCAGAAAAGAAACTACGATTAACTCCAGCCATTTTAGATAACTGATTACCGTTTAAATTTCTTTCCTGCATGATTTTATTTAATTGTTCCCACATTTTTCACCTCTAAACACAATATGTTGTAAAATAATCACATGCATTTTCAATATGTTGTGCTTTTCTGTTTGTTATGTTATAATATATTTCGACTAGGACCTCTCACCGTTTTAGTCAAAATCTTAAACAGAAAGGAGTGTCGCCGATGGAAATGACTATCAATACTGGAATACCTCAAGATCAAGTTACTAAAGTTGTTCATGAAAAAGGTCCAGGACACGCATACGTTGAAACATTTTATCCCAACGGACTGGTAATCAATTACGAAATGTTTCCAGATGGGACGATTGACGTTGATTGTAATAAGCCACTTCGTCTCGAACCAGACGGAACTTACACACCAGTAATGGACTGACCTTTAATAGTAATCTTGCTGCTACTAAAGGTGATACTTGAGCTATCTAACTTAATATTACCTGCCTTGATGTCAACGCTGTTTACAGGTTTTCTTTCAAGGCTTTTTCTTTTTCCACTATACGGATATCGGTTTGGTTTCATTGATTTTATCCTCCATGTTTTTCTCCAAAAAAATAGTCTCAAGGCTCCTGCGCCTTCCTTAAAATCATTTTAAAAATCTCACGTTGTTTTTTTAAAATATCTGGATTTTCATTTAAAAATCTAGCTATTTCTAAGGCGCGGTTAAAATTCAAAATGAACTTAATTTTTTGGTCTTTAGTATACCCTTTCGTAACAGGACCAAATGAGTTATCTATACTAGCAAGTATTTCTTCATCCAAAACAACTTTTGCTGATAATAAATCGATTCTCATGATTTTTCCTCCTACTCTTCAAATCTTTCCCACGACTCACTAATTCGCAACTTTTTATTGATACGAAGCTTCAAGTCGTCACTTCCTTTCCCATCTTTAAACAATTGTGTAATCGCCGATGGACTAACTCCTACTACGATAGCTAAGTCAGTCTGCGACCAACCGCGTTTATCGATACGATTTTTTACAATTTCAATCCATTTCCGATGTTGTTGACTCATGTTACCTCCTCCTTTTATTTTTTAATAGAGTTAAAGAGTTAGTAAATTATTTTATAAAACGCTTGACACATTTTAGCGTATCTGCTAAAATGAAAGCATAATTAAAAACCTTGATAAAATCATATATCTATCAATTTGTACTGCTCGGCAAAGCTATTTAATTTTTAGATTAGTTTTTATTAGTTTTTTAACTAACTCTTTAACTTACAAAAACTATTTTAGCGTAAACGCAAAATAAAGTCAACTATTTTTTGCGTATTTTTTAAAATATTTTTTGTCATGTCTTAGAAAGGCTGATAAATCAATGTTTTATACATTTGAAATCGTAAAGGATTTATGTGAAAAACAGGGGATTTCACTAAATACCTTGGAAGAAAAACTAGAATTAGGAAAAAATTCTTTGTATGGATTAAAAAGGAATCAACCTTCTGCTGAAAGGTTGCAACAAATCGCCGACTACTTCAACGTGTCCACCGACTACCTATTGGGACGCACAGAAAATCCTAACATTGCGAAAGATGGTGATGCTTCTGCACCATTAGACCTCAGAGACATTGCTGCGCAATCTATGTTATTCGATGGTAAGCCACTTTCTGAAGAAGATATAGATTTTATTACAGCGGTCTTGGAGGCACACTTTAAAAATAAATAGAGGTGCATTTATGACTGTAAGAGAGCTTTGCGCCCAGGAGGGTGTAAACCTATGCTACTTTGATGGGACAGGCTGGCATAGTCCAGGATTCTTCAATCCAACATTGAAACTTCTCGCTATTGATATCAATTTATCAGAGCAAGACCAAAAACAAGTAGCCCTACACGAACTTGGCCACAAGGAGCATTCACAATACCAGTATAATATCAATAGAGAGATGTGTGAGCTTCAGGCAGACCGAAATATGATCCATTATCTTCTAGAAGAAGAGTTAAAAACCATGGATGATGTATCTGACTTTAACTATGTCCATTTTATGGAAAAGTATAAATTAAAAACCATCGCTGATGAGACGATGGTTAAAGAAGAGTATTTAAATATTATAAATCATATCAAAGGAGTTAAAAATGAGTTTTAAAGGTTTTATAAAATCTAAAACGCTTGGTGAATACCTTCAAGCTAAAAAAGATCCTCAACTAATGGAAGAAATCGAAAACAGAGGAGTGAAAACTGTTTTAAAGGAATCTTCTAAAGCTAGTAGTGAACTCATCGAAGTTCGTAATCAGAAAAAAATAGAAAAAAATGCTATAAAATGCCCGCATTGTAGTAGCAAGAAAGTACAGTTTATGCAACAAAATAAAAAAGCATTTTCGGTTGGAAAAGCTGTCGGTGGGGCTGTCTTGACAGGTGGGATCGGAACGCTAGCTGGATTTGCTGGCAAAAAAGGAAAAAAACAATGGCATTGTCAAGAATGTGGGAACATTTTTGAAACAAAATAAAAAAATCCCCACACTCGCCATCGCCAAACTTTGAGTGTGAGGATATCCATGTATAGTAGAAGGCATTAAAAAGCCCTCTTTACTATACCCATTTTACCAAAAAGTGAGGTGATAATCAATGGAAATCAAGTCCTACAAAAAGAAAAACGGTGATACCGCTTATATGTTCCGAGCCTATATAGGTAAGGTAGATGGTTCTAGTCGTTACATTACACGTCGAGGATTTGAAACCAAAGGGAAAGCCCGTGCTGCACTACTTCAACTTCAAAATGATATTGAAAATGAAGAACAAACAAAAAAAGAGATAACTGTCGAAGAAATCTCAGAAAAGTGGTTAGAAGAATACTCTGAGACCGTACAAGATAGCACCTATATAAAGACTTCTAGGAACTTCAAAAACCATATCTATCCAGCTTTGGGAGATAAAAAGATAGGTAGTATTACACCTCTCCAAATGCAAGAGCAAGTGAATGAGTGGTCACGTAAGCTTGTCTATGGTCGTAAATTAAAAGGCCTTATGAACAATGTTTTTAAGTATGCGATTAGACATGGTTACATTGATAGTAATCCAATTGAGAGCGTGGTCGCTACTGTTAGGAAAAAATCAAACGAAAAGAGTGATTTCTACAATAAAGATGAATTAAAATCTTTTATGAAATTAGTTGCTAAGACTAAAGATTTAGAGAAGATAGTCCTTTTCCGTCTTCTAGCATTTACCGGAGCGCGAAAAGGGGAGATTTTAGCGCTTGAATGGAAAGACTGGAACGATAACACTCTGAATATAAACAAGGCTATTACAAGAGGTTTTGCGGGTGAAGAAATAGGCAATACCAAAACAGTTAGTAGTAAACGGTTGATTAGTTTAGATCAGACCACACAAAATATCTTAAAAAAGTGGAGAAAACAAAAGCCAGGAACAAGATATATTTTTGAGAATGAGTTTGGCAAGCCAATTCCTACCAGTTCACCAAGGAAGTGGTTACTTGGTATTTTGAAAGATAGCAAGTTACGTCCAATTAAAATTCACGGTTTCAGACATACACACGCTAGTTTGTGTTTTGATGCTGGAATGACCTTAAAACAAGTCCAACACCGACTTGGTCATACAGATTTAAAGACAACCATGAATGTATACACTCATATTACAACACAAGCAAAGGACGATATCGGTGAACGCTTTGCGAAATATATAGATTTTTAAGGAGGCTTGCCTCCTTTTTGTAACTCCTTTTGTGACTCCCTTTTCTGCAAAAGAATACCAAGGAATACCAAAGAAAAAAATAAAAAACGCTGTAAGTACAACGTTTTAGAAAGGAATGCAAAAGAATGCAAAAGAATAATGGAGCCGGTGGGAGTTACGGAAATA